AAGAAAACGAGAAGTTATAGAAAGGTTACATAATATGGGATATTTCGACAATGATAGTTAAAGCATGGTTTATAGTAGCAGTAATGTCTGGTGTATATACAGACGGAACTAAGGATATATTTATATTTCAGCATCCAGAGGATCACGGACACTTTCATAGCTCAAATATGTGTCAAAAGTTTATAGGAGATCATCCTTTTAAGATAGCAAGAGCTTTAATAAAGCAATATGGTAGCAGACCACCAGAGCAGATTATGTGTGTGCCTGAAGATACTGTTAGATTATTCATGGAAGAAGGTGGCAGACGAGGAGAACCAACTTAGTGTTGTACGAACCTACCTGTGAAATATGTGGCAGTCACATTGAAGATGATAAATGCGAGGTATGTGAAAACACTGGTGACAATGGTGACTGGGTAGAAGAGGTTATAAAGAAAAAAGATGACCCCAGAGACACTTGACAGATGGCGAATACTACCAAGACTTATGATGCTCGTTATGACAGGAGTTTACATTCGTTGTATAGAATGGGCTTTGAGTCAGCCAGAGTTGACCACACAACAAGCAGGGCTAATATCCGTAATTACTGGGGCGATGACTGGGAGTTTCGCCATATGGATGGGAGCAGAGAAGTCCGAACCCAAAAGAATGGAGAGGGAAGAACGATGAGAAGATATTTTAAAAGATTATGGTGTGCATTACTAAATAGAAAATGCCACGAAGATTGTGACTGCGTATAATGATAGGATCACTGATAAGTTCAGTATCTAGTTTAGCTTCATCATACATAGAAGGCAAGACAGCCATACAGAAGGCTGAAGCTACTATTCGTATGAAAGAAGCAACAGGTGAGATTGATTGGGACTTAGCTGCTATGAGGGCATCCCAAAGCTCGTGGAAGGACGAATGGCTGACTTTGCTTTTCAGTATTCCTCTGGTACTGAGCTTCATGGGTGAGTGGGGCAGGGGCATAGTAGCAGATGGCTTTACTGCACTTGCAGGTATGCCACAGTGGTATCAAATTGCGTTAGGAGCTATCGTAAGTGCAAGCTTTGCCACACGTTCTGCAGGTAAATTTTTTAATATGAGGAAAAAATAATGCCCAGATTAAAAGCTGCAGTTAAAGCTGCAATGACCCGAAAGAAGAATAAAGAAGCTAGAGAAGCTGCAGAAAGAAAGAAGCAGGATCAGAAGCTTGAAACTAGAACAGAGATTAAAGAAGAGAAAACTGTAAGACGAGTTGATCCTGAAAAAGAACTAAAGTTTAGAATAGATGAAGTAGAGAATGAAATACTAGATGTGCTAGGTTCAAACAAACGTGGCTCTGTTTCTCCCGAACAATACGGAAGTTACATGGACATGAACGAGGATCAACTTAGAGATCTGGTTACTACATTGAAAAGTTTAAGAGCTAGGCTACGTGATAAGAACTACAAGAGTGGTGCAGAGATAGGGGGCTTCTTAGAGGAGTTTGGAATCAAACGTGCTGAAGATGCTCTAAAAGCAAAGTTTAATTTTAAGTTTAAGCGTGGGGGAAATGTCAATGGCTTTCTTGCTCACACTATTAAAAAGAAAAAGGGAACTAGATAAATGTACAAGTTATCGGGGAGAAGTTTAAATAAGTTGGAAGGTGTGCATCCTACAATGGTGGATACAGTTAAACGTGCTATTGAACTGAGCAAAGTGGACTTTGGTGTGATCTATGGGGTTCGTTCTCTTGCAGAACAAAAGAGGTTGTATGAAGCAAAAAGATCACAGACCATGAAATCCAAACATCTTGTGCAGGAAGATGGATACTCACACGCTGTCGATTTAATGGCATACGATGGCAGTGACCCAAGTTGGGACATCGTGATGTACGATGATATAGCAGATGCAATGAAAGCTGCAGCGAAAGAAACTGGAGCTAGAATACGTTGGGGGGCAGCGTGGACAATAGATAATATAGCTGAGTGGGAAAGACCAATGCAAGATGCTATGAACAACTATATTGATATAAGACGTAGATCTAACAGGACTCCGTTTATTGATGGTCCTCATTTTGAGTTGAACTAATGGCAGGACGTAAAAAATCTAAGGGTAGACAAAAAGATACCATGAAAGGTATGTCTATCAAGAGTGGGGACAAGCGACCCACTAAGTCAGGTGCAGGTATGACTGCCAAAGGTGTGGCTAAATACAATAGACGGACAGGTGGTAATTTAAAAACAGCAGTAACAGAAAAAGATCCAAAAGGTAAACGAGCAGCAAGAAGAAAGTCCTACTGTGCTAGAAGTGCAGGACAAATGAAAAAGTTCCCAAAGGCTGCGAAAGATCCAAATAGTAGATTACGACAAGCTAGAAGACGATGGAGATGCTGACATGAGACAGCTTACAGAGAAACAACAAAAGTTTTTAGATGTGCTATTTGATGGTGCAAATGGAGATATAGGGGAAGCAATAAAGCTTGCAGGATATGCAAAGGGTGTTAGTCCCTCTCAAGTTACTACTGGATTAAAAGAAGAGATCCTTGAAGCTACTCAGATGTACATGGCACGTAATGCTCCAAAGGCAGCGATGGCTGTTGTAAATGGTCTGTATGACCCAACAGAGCTAGGTATACGTGATAAGATGTCTGCAGCCAAAGAGCTACTAGATAGAAGTGGTTTAATTAAAACTGAAAAAGTTCAGGTAGAAACATCAGGTGGTGTAATGCTAATGCCACCTAAGAATAAAGAGGAGTAGTTCTATGGTATTTAAATTTTTAAAAGGGGTAAGTAAAAAGGGATCACAGAAAGGACTGAAGAAACTATCAGGTGTAGGAGATCAGGCTAGATCAGATATAGCTAGAGGTCTATCAAAAATCAGCAAGGCTGATACAGAAGCTTTGTATAAAGCACAGGCAAAGATTAGAGGACTAGCAGCTGAAGCTAAGATGCAAGTAAAAGCATTTAGAAAAAAAAATCCAAACAATCCCCATGTTAAAACTGTATATAGAATAAAACCAGAGATAGAGCAGAGAGATAAAGGTAAAGCTACGATAGCTCCTACAACAACAACTAAACTTCCAACTAAAACTACAAGTAGTAAAACACGTAAGAAAAAAACTACAACAACAAAAACTGCTACTAAAAAAGAGATAGACGATTTAGCTAAAACAGGAACACCTACAAAGACTGTATATAATCTAGGAAAAACAAAAGGTAAAGTAACAGCAAAACAAAAGGCAGCAATGAAAAAGTTTGCTGAGTTTAAGCCAACTAGTAGAGTGGGAACAGCAGACTATGACAAAGAGATAAACAAAGCAAGTGCTGAGTTAGCACGAGTTATGGGAGCAACCTCTGCTACAGGTAAGAAGTACACACGAAAAAAGAGAAGAACAAGAAGAACAAAGAAAAAGGCAGATGGCAAATAGAGAACTAGGGAAATGGAAACTCCCTCAACCACTTGACCTACATGATGAAACAGAGTGGCTACCCATACCAAGAATAGCTAGAACAGTTCCGTTTGGATATGAGTTAGACTCTACAGATGATAGTATGCTGTTGCCCATAAAACAAGAGCTAGACTTATTACACAAAGCAAAATCTCTAGTTAAACAATACTCCTACAGAGAAGTAGCACTATGGCTAACTAAAAATAGTGGCAGACATATATCTCATGTAGGATTAATGAAACGATTAAAGAATGAAAAAAGACGGAAGAACAAAGCTTTCAGCTTACGCAGATGGGCAGACTATGCCCAAAAAGCGATCCAAAAAGCCGAGCAAATCGAAGAAAGCAGAACAGGTGCAAGAAACGAAAGTAGTGGAGAAACAGCCACCACCTGAAGTACGTGAAAATTTTGCTGTACAGGAAACACATAATGTTGTGTTCAAACCAAATGAAGGACCACAGACAGAGTTCTTGGCAGCTAACGAAAGAGAAGTTTTATATGGTGGATCTGCAGGTGGCGGCAAAAGTTACGCTATGTTGGCAGATCCTTTGCGTTATATGGGACACCCTGAATTTAGTGGCTTACTCTTGCGTCACACCACTGAGGAACTGCGAGAACTTATATTTAAAAGCCAAGAACTATATCCAAAGATATGGAAAGGCATTAAGTGGTCAGAGAGAAAGATGCAGTGGGTTGCTCCGTCAGGTGCAAGACTGTGGATGTCTTACCTAGATAGAGATGATGATGTGCTACGATATCAAGGTTTGGCATTTAGTTGGATAGGCTTTGACGAACTTACACAGTGGGGAACACCATTTGCTTGG